GGCGATATGAACCGCCTGGACACAACGCGGCGGTTTGAGTGTCCGGCATGCGGGTGCATCTTTGAGGCAAACGCATCCGAGTACCGCAAAGAATGGGATATGAATAATACGCTGCTTGCGTGCGAGTGCCCGACATGCCATGAGTACGTTTGGAGGAGTGATAAATGAAGAACGATCTGCTTGAGGTTGTCTCCAGCGACAGGGCGCGAAAAACGTTCTATCCGACGCCGCGGGCAGTAGCCGAGAAGCTGCTGGAGACCGTGGACATGCGACCGGTGAAGTACATCCTCGAACCCAGCGCCGGCAAAGGTGATCTTGTGATATTGACGGTCGGCATCAAGTACATGATGCAGCGCAGGCAGTATGCGAGGCTCGGGCTGTCGCACAACTACCCAGAGACAGATGGCGAATGGAAGGATGCTTGGTCCGGTCTGTTCGTGGACTGCATTGAGATCGATCCATTCCTCCGGCAGCAGTTAGAAGCGCAAGACCTGCGAGTCATACATGACGACTTCCTGACTTTTGAGACGCAGCTCCGCTACGACCTGATCGTGATGAACCCACCGTTTGACCAGGGCGCAGATCACCTACTCAAAGCTATCGACATTATGCGGAGAGGCGGACAGATCGCCTGCATCCTCAACGCCGAGACGCTGCGCAACCCATACAGCTACAAGCGCGAGGATCTGCTGAAGCTGCTGGGCAAGTACAATGCGGAAGTCAGGTATGTCGAGGGCGGGTTCAGGGATGCCGAGCGATCCACGGATGTGGATATTGCGCTGGTCACACTGACAATACCGGCGGTGGAGATCGACAGTACCATCATGGATGATATGCGGAGGGCGCCCACATACAGGACAATGAATGCGCCACCCGGCGTCTCTCAGATGGTTCAGTACAACGCCATCCAGGAATGGGTAAACCGATACGACTTCGAGGTCGGCTGCGGCATTCGGATGATCGAAGAATACGAGGCCGTGAAGTTCATGGTGGATGAGGGCCAGTTCGAAAAGCCGCTTCTTTCGCTGAAGATCTCCGGCAAAGATGGCGAACCGTCCATCAATGAATACATCCGCGAGACCCGTCGGAAGTACTGGAACAGGCTGTTCATGCAGCCGGTGATCACCGAGAAGTTCACATCGAACATCCTCAATGAGCTGCGCGACAACGTGAACAAGCTGGCAGACTATGAATTCTCGGCGTACAACATCCTGACGCTGATCATCAAGTTCAATGCCAGAGCCATCAAGGGTGTTGAGGATACCATCATTGCCCTTTTCGATAAGTGGACGGCGAGTTACTGGCATGAAGACAGCCCAAACCGGCATTATTTCGATGGATGGTGTACCAATGACTGCTTCCGCATCAACAAAAAGGTGATCGTCAGCTTCAGAGCATTCAGCTACTACTCATGGAGCGACACATTCGAGGACTACCGAGTACGGGAGTATCTTGAGGACATCGAGAAAACCCTGGACTTCCTCGACAGCGGCAATACCACCTGCGCCCACGATCTGCGTGATGTGCTCAAGCAGGCCAAGGAAGCGAAGCAGTACAAGAACATCGACACAAAGTATTTCCTCTGCACCTTCTACAAGAAGGGCACTGCGCACCTGGTATTCAAGGACCTCGACCTGCTGGAGAAGTTCAACATGTACGCATGCCAGAAAAAGGGCTGGTTACCGCCGGACTACGGAAGGAAGCGGTATCACGATATGAACAAGGAAGAACAGCACATCGTGGACAGTTTCCAGGGCAAGAAGAAGTACGAGGAGGTCATGGCGAGAGCTGACTACTTCCTGAATGCCGGAGGCGGGCAGCAGCTACTTCTCGGTATGGGATAGTAATGAGAGGACTGAGAGGAGAGGAATATGTCAGAACAAAATACTGCTGCTGGCAATTTGGTAGATGATCTCACTCTCATGCTGATTCAAAGCGGCATGGATGCAATTACCGCAAAGGCAAAGATTGCCCTGCTTATCGAAGGATATGAGATTAAACGAAAAGAGGCCAATATCGTCCCGTATACTGGCGACGGAAACGAGCGGATTATCCAGCGGTTCATCGTCGCAAAGAAGGTAGCTGGTTGCACAGATAGGACGCTGCGGCATTACTATCAAGAGATCAAGAAGGCGCTTCTGTGCATCGGGAAGGACTGCACTGTAGTTTCGTCGCAAGACATAATGGTGCTGATCGCAAGGATGCTGCAGCGTGGATGCAGCAAGTGCTACTGCGACGATGTTCGGCTGGTTTTATCTACATTCTTTCGCTGGATGCAACGTGAAGAGATTATTACCCGAAACCCAATGGACAAGGTTGAGCGAATTCGCTATCACTCGGCTAAGGAAAAGGCGTTTTCCAGTGACGAGATTGAGAGGATGCGTATCCAGTTGAGGACTTGGCGTGAAAAGGCTATCTTTGAAACGCTGCTGAGTACAGGGTGCCGCGCCGCCGAGCTGGTAAGTATCAAGATTACGGATATCGAGGGCGACCATGTTCAGATCCTTGGCAAAGGCGAAAAATACAGAACGGTTTACCTGAATGCTCGCGCAAAGGTCACGTTGGAGAAATACCTTGCAGAGCGACAGGACACGAACCCATATCTGTTCTTCGGCTCTGTATCGCAGTTTCTTCGAAAGCTGCAAGCAGTTGGGCATGAGATCAAGCATCGTAGCGATCTGCCGATGTGGTATGCGAATTACCCGGACTTGATTGCCCCCACAAAGCCCATGAACCAGGGTAGTTTGAAGGATATCTTAAAGCACATTGGACGTTTGGCTGATGTCGAGAATGTGCATCCGCACCGCTTTCGCCGGACTTGCGCGACAATGGCATTGAGGAAAGGCATGCCTATTGAGCTGGTCAGCAAAATGCTCGGCCATGAAAGTATCGCAACGACGCAGATCTATTTGGACATTGCCGAAGATGACTTGAAGAATGCTCATGAAAAATACGTCACGTGAGGAGACGAGCACATGCCAGCAACATCACCAGAAGCGAAAGCCAAGCATCTGCAATATCTAAGAGATTTGCGTAAATGGTACAAAGAAAAAGGAATTTGTATCGATTGCGGCGCACGTTACAGTGCCCCAGGACGGATATTATGCGAATGCTGCACAAAGCAAAGAAAGAAAAACGCAGACAAGCGCGACCCGAACAGAATAAAGCGCAATGCCTACAACCATGAACGATATGAACGATTGAAGGCTGCCGGACTGTGTACACGATGTGGTAAAAAATCTTCACTTGAAGGGCGCACACGATGTCGGAGCTGTATGGCAAAGAAGAACGAGAGCGAAGCTGTGCGGAGGATCAAGAAAAGAATTGCGAGGGAACAGAGCAAAGCAGGACAAGGAGGACAACCGGATGCTTGATAGGGATAGGATCATCGAGCTGTTGAAGATCGAGCGCGAGTGCGTCAGGCGCAACAGCGCACAGAGCTGTGACGGCAACTGTAGCGCTTGCGATCTTGTGCAGGACGATAAGGAGCTGCTGGCCGCTTACGACGGAGCCGTCGACTTGCTGAATGTTCAGTTTGAGACTATCAAGAGTCTCATGGACACCATAGTGCATTTGAGCGAGGGTATCGCCTCCACTGCTCCGAGGGTGTACACCGTGGACGATTTCGAGGACGGGATGTTTATCCCGACGGTGCTTTGGCTCGAAAAGCGCAACGGCGATGTGGTTGTCGGCGTCTGGCAGCTTGACCATTACGAGATGGAGGATGGCACCACCAGGAGCGACGTCGGAGTGGAGTTTCTTGAGCGCCCGGAGGCATATAACACCGAGTGGCGCATATGGAGCGGGGAGCCGAACAGAGCCTTGATGAGTGCGTATCCATGGAACGACGAAAAAGAAGGAGGCGCGAGCGCATGATCTGGGGAGACGTGCGGCTGAAAGACTTGCTGAAGTACGAGATGATAATCGGGAGCGATGAGAGGTTTATCAACCCGGCGTCAATCAATATCCGGCTGGGCGACAGTTTCATTAAACCGGCTGCTGGCCAGCTTATCAAGCTTGGGAACGAGGTGGAGTATATACCCGCCCAGAAATCGCACGACGGCACTGTGGTGATACAGCCGGGTGAGTTCATGCTCGCCACAACCATGGAGTGCATAGCGGTGCCAATGAACTGTGCGGCCTTTGTCCAGGGGCGCAGCTCTATCGGGCGTATCGGCCTGATGGTTCAGAACGCAGGATTTGTGGATCCGGGTTTCGATGGGCACATCACGTTGGAGCTGAAGAACGATAGCCCATGCGCTATCGTCTTGAAGCCCGGTTATCCCGTAGCACAGCTGATCTTCATGGATGCGGCGGACGTCAAAAAGCTCTACTGCGGCAAATACCAGGGACAAGTCGAGGCAACCGGCAGTCGGATGCACATGGACAAGGTCCAACTGGAGGTCGAACACGATGGCTGACGTCATCCGCGATGAGATCAATGTGACGGACTACACCGTGGACGGCCACTGATCCGGATGCGGAGCCTGCTGCTCAGACTATCTCCCTCTTTCGCAGAGGGAGATAGAGCGGATAAAAGCCTACATGAAGAAGCACACCCTGCGCGAACACACCGCGTCGGTTATGGTAGGGCCGCAGCTTGATATGACCTGCCCGTTTCGAGATAACATCAGGCATCGGTGCGATATCTACGATGTCAGACCGGACATCTGCAGGTGCTTTCAGTGTAACCAGCCAGTGGAGCAGATCGGTAAGAACAAGGAATGGTTTCACCAGCGCAACCGAGTGGTGTCCATGCGCGGAGAGTTCTTCGGCGATCCTTTATCGCAGATCATCGCTAATCGGCTGGCGGTGAAAATGAAAACGGCAGGAATGCTGCCTCGATAATTACGCGAGAGGAGACGAGAGGATGGACAAGTTAAAACCATGTCCGTTTTGTGGACAGACAGACTATTTGTGTGTTTGGTCTGAAGGTCAAGGCGAAAACAGGCAGTATCAGGTTGTTTGTGACGCTTCGCATGATGAAGGATGCGGCGCGAGCTGTGGTTGGAAGGACAGCATAGCTTTGGCACGTACAGCCTGGAATAGGAGGGATGGAGATGCGTGAGGTGCCAATGCTGTTCAACACGGAGATGGTAAAGGCGATCCTCGCCGGAAACAAAACGCAGACACGGCGGCTTGTGAAACCCCAGCCTGTTTACAATAACGGGTTTTGGGAGCTCGGTGGCGCGGGATGGAGTGAAACCAACATACCGATTTATCCCGTCCCGGGCCACAGCCTATGGGAACGACAGCCGGTGAAACCAGGTGATGTGCTATGGGTGCGGGAGACATGGGCTGAAATGCCATACGGCTATGTATATCGCGCCGATGGTGATCCGGAAGGTTGGGACGGCTGGGACCGCTGGCGTCCGTCAATTCACATGCAGCGTAAAGCGGCGCGGCTGTTCCTGAGAGTGAAGGATGTCCGCATTGAGCGATTGCGGAATATGAGCGCTGATGATTGTGCGAAAGACGGTGGCTTTGACCCGGAGGCCGTCAAGGCCGTGGGCATCGCACCACTGTTCGGTACGCTCTGGGATAGCACCGTCAAAAAGGCAGACCTCCCTCGCTACGGTTGGGAAGCCAGCCCATGGGTGTGGGTGATCGAATTCGAGAAGGTAGAGAAATGAGGTAACAGCATGATTTACGACGATCAGTGTTTCGAGGACGAATATGATGGTTTCTATGATGAACCTTCGGAGTACGAGCAGATGGTGGAAGATCTGAAGGACAAGCTGAAAGAGACCGTAAAGAAGGAAATCCTTGATGAACTGGAGCAGCTGCGCAGGAAGGTTGCTGATCTTCAGGACCTTAAGAACAATTGGAACCAGAGATGCAGGGATCAGGAAATAGAACATGGACGCGCCATGCAGGAGCTGGAGGAAATCAAGCGCAACCTTCGCCGCACGAGGGCCAGTGAGTTGCTTCAGGAGTTTTCTGAAGAATTATATGGTATCGACTATAAATATGAGCATCTTCCAAAGTGCGACAGGTGTGATAAGCACCGGCGCAGGATAACAATGGGACAGGCTGGTAATCCAATCATTGAGATATGTGAATGCAATCGGACTAAGACGATCTATTCCGTCAAGAGCTCCAAGCCGGTGAAGGTCTATTTCAATGATCGCGATGGAGAAGTCAAAGCCTCGGCTTATTATCTTTTCAGGAACGACGAGGAAAGCTGTTATTCAATTAAAGCGAACATATCAGATGATGTTCCGTTTGAGCAGCTTGAGCGAAATCACTATCAGATTGCATTTCGTTCCAAGGAAAAGGCACAAGCCTATTGTGATTATCTCAATGCAACCGAGGAATGGCGCTATCCCAGTTATTGAAGCGGGAGGTTTTTTGTAATGAGTTGTTACACCTGCAAAAACTTCTCCGCGTTCAAAGAGCCAAGACAATTTGATGGTTACGCCATTTATGGCAAATGCTTCAAAAAGAACAGAATGTACGCTGAGCAGTATCCGCAGGGGCTCAATGTCTACGTTCCTGATGGAACGTGCAAAAGCTATAAGCGGGATCTGGCGAAGCCGAAGGAGATTCCTTCAGAAGATGGACAGATCAGAATGGAGGTTTAGAACGTGAATCTTGAAGAAATGCGGGAGGCGCTCGCCTCGGATGCGACAAGGAAGGCCGACAGACTGGAAAAGCAGGTCAAGCAGCTACGTTCAGAGTTGCGTGAGAAGGATAAGACCATCGCAAGTCATCGGGAATCGCTGAGAATACTCTTCAACCGTTGTATGGTACAGAACAAAGGCTTGATGTGTATCTTCTGTGGCGAACGGAAAAAGTGCGACGAGATACGAAGCGTTGCGAGGTGAGAATATGGGTTACAACACAAAGATAGACTGGTGCGACACCAGTTGGAACCCGGTCACAGGCTGCCTGCATGGGTGCGAATACTGCTATGCGCGAGGGATTGCAAATCGGTTTGGCCTACCATATGCGCCGAAGCTGGGCGACCCTGGCATGGAGGGAGCATTGAAGTATGACAGCACAGATGGCATGGACACGATGCTGGAGCTGGTAAAGCCATACGAAAAAAACGGGCGTAAACAGCCTTATCCCATGGGCTTTTACCCAACCTTCCACCGCTATAAGCTGGACGAGCCGCAGAAGTGGACGCGGCCTCGGACGATCTTCGTCTGCTCCATGGCGGACCTGTTCGGGGATTGGGTGCCGGACGAATGGGTCAAAGAAGTGTTGGATGCCTGTCGGAAAGCTCCACAGCACAGATACCTATTTCTGACGAAGAACCCGGATCGCTACGACGCATTGGAGGACACCGGGATTATCACGCCAGATGATAAGAATTTCTGGCTTGGGAGTACGACCACGGACATTATGAAAAGCCGGCTCCATTGGGACAGCGAATTGCACACATTTCAAAGTTGTGAACCGATGCTTGCTCCTTGGCCACTCGCTGGAGCGCCGAACGAGAGCTTTCGCGGTTTATGGCCAGAGTGGGTAATCTTCGGCGCAGAGACCGGCAATCGCAAGGGCAAGGTCATACCAGAAAAGGCGTGGATAGACAACGCCGTGGAGATGTGCAGAAACATGGGCGCGAAGGTCTTTATGAAAGAGTCTCTACGCAACATCATGGGTACCGACTTCATACAGGAGTATCCGTGGGAGGTGAAATAGATGACTCCGATTCTGTGGTTCTACTTGTGTGTTTGCATATCATGCTCGATTATCAATATCGCGATATTCATTAAGCGGAGACAGGACGTGACGCCGGAGGAACTGGAACGTCTGAAGCTGTGCCGGCATGAGTGCAAAATCGACTGTCTGCTGGAACATTACAACAAGGTTGTCGAAGAGCGGGATGCGCTACGAATGAAGTTCGAAGCCATGGATGCAGAAGCGGAGGATGCACAGGAGCAGCTACACGCCATCTGGGACTACGCCACAGTGAACGAGATCGGCTGGATGCAGAAAGCAGCGTCAGACACAGAGTGTACACTTCACACGATGGCCGGCGAGCTGTTCAGGCTGAAACAGCCGAAGGTTCTGACGAAATACGATGTCCGCATGGCGGTATTAAGCAGTGATCCTGTGTTCGTCGAAACTCATGACAGCGAAGATAAAGAGCCTGGGGATGATCGATGGGTAATGCTGACACCGCGTGGAGAAAGCCTGACGAGCGGTGAATATCTCGCCATGTCAACCTACATCACAAATGAAATGCTGCTTGATGCAGACTATAACAAGACCTGGCGGTGCTGGGATAAGAAACCGACCGATGAGCAGAAAAGGAGGGAGAAGTGGAATGACTGAGCGAGAAGAGGTTCTGGAGGCGTTGAATCACTGCGAGATATGCGACGATGACCCAAATTGCCCTAATTGCCCGTTTTTGCGGATAGGCGACTGCAGAGCTCTGCTAAAAGAAAAACTCAAGAAGCTTCTTAAAGCCCAGGAACAGACGGTTCTTAAAGTCGACATAGAACTCAGCCAAGAAGAGATCAACAAGGTAGCAGAAAGAGCACTCCAGCAGCTCGTGCCGCGGGTATTGACACTTGAAGAGGCCAAAACCCACGATGGTGCTTTGCTTGTGGAACACATAGGAACATTCGGGCAACCCATTATGGATTGGTTGCTGCTGATGGAGGAACATAGGTCATATCCATTTATCCGTTTTGCGAATGCCCGACGTTCAGAGGTTCTGTTCGAGAGAACAGAATACGGGAAGAGCTGGCGATGCTGGACGGCAAGACCCACTGAAGAGCAGCGGGAGGCGGTGAAATGGAATGATTGATCTGATGGCGTGCCCGCATTGCGGTGGAGAAGCGGGGATATTCGCGAATGGCGGTGTAGCCGTTGTGTGCAAAAAATGCCACTGTCAGACAAGACTCGAATACGACATGTGCTACGCGGATTTCTCTAAGCATCCTGTGATAGACAAGTTGATAAAAACATGGAACCGCAGGCCGGAACCGATTGCAGCAGAGGAGTATGAAGGCACATTCTATTGCGGAAATTGTTCGGAGCCGGTGAATCGTGGCGATAACTACTGTCGCGAGTGCGGGAAGGCAGTGAAATGGGAATGACAGATAGGGAGAAGGCGATTCAAGGGCTGAGAGAATTGCGGGCACACTTTCGAGCTATGGCGGGAGTGGCCAGCAGTAATCAAGGTCGAAAAAGTCACATTGAAAGCGCAGAGATTATAGCCGATGCCATTGATCTGCTAACGGCGCAGGAGCCGGTGGAACCAGTAGTTGATAAGAATATTTCTACCGGCGAAAGCGATGACCCTTGGGGGAGACTGTTTTTCTGCGGTGCATGTGGGAGAAGGATAAACGAAAAATACAACCCAGATGAAGATGATAAATATTGCAAGCATTGCGGAAGGCCGGTGAAATGGGAATGACAAAGCAAGAAAGAATCATTGCAGCCTACAACTGTGTCAATGATAAGCTGCCTGACAGCAGATGCGAAAAATGCCCGTATGGGTATGAGTATATAGACCAAAAGGGTGACAATTACTTTGTTTCGTGCAATACAGACATGATGATTGACGATGCTTTCGCCATGTTGAGAGCAAAGGAGCCTCGCATGATGACACTTGACGAAGTCAAGGCCGCAAAAGGCAGCGGGACGCCGGTGTACGTCGAGGACGTGAAAGAGCATTACAGCGAAATGGCGTTTGTTAGCGTAGTGGACGGCTTTGACGAGTGGGTACACATTTCTTTTCACGGCGAGAAAAGTATTTTCGGCAAACGCTGCAGGGAGTACGGTACAAAATGGCGCTGCTGGACGTCCAGACCTACAAACAAACAGCGAAAGGAGGTGGTATGGGATGGTTGACCGACAGGCAACGTGCCAATGGATGGTGAAGCTGTCCAACGCTATCAGCGAAGAAGAAAAGGCCGGGGATGAGATCACCTTTCACAATATCCAGGTATTTCACGCCCATATTCTGGACGTGATGGCGCTGATCCTCGAAGCGCCGAGCGTGCCGAGGATTATCACCGACTTCGACGAGCTTGTAGGCAGAGAGGGCGCTGTATATATCGAGTACAACCAGGCGCGGTGCGGATTAGACGGCGAATGGGTATTCGTGGACTATATGGCACATAAGGACGGCAAGCCAACGAACATTTACCTGATACGTCGCCACGGTGTTCAGGTGATGTACAAATCAACCGGGTACGGTGTGACGTGGCGAGCATGGACGGACAGGCCAAACCATGCAGAAATGGAGGCGAGACAATGGCTTTCTTGATGGAGTGGATCCGACCTGACGAGAAGGTACTGACAGCGGCAGAGGTCAAGAAGCTGCCTGTCGGCACGAAGGTCATCATTATCGGCGCAGATCGGCACGGCGAGTGCTACCGGCAGGAGTGCACCGTAGCCCAGAGCTACAAGACGAAGGTGCTGCGCTGTTTGAGTCTCTTTGACTATGATACCAAATTCATCCAAATCCGGGACAATCCGAACAAGCGGTACGTGCTTGGCAAGAGGTAGTCGCCATGGGTAGTCACAAAGGCGGAAAAAACCCACGGCACTATCCAGTTGACGGCAAGATGATGACCATTGATGAGATGTCCGCGATGTTGGGTGTACCGCGTAATAAGCTCATATGCCGTCGCAGCGCCATGGGTGGGATCAGCTACCAGCTTATCGTGGACGGATACCGAAGCGGGCTGTTCATGACGCAGCACGACCGCTGGATTCGGCACTGTGTTCATGGACGCTGGATTACCGTAAAACAGGTTGCGGAAGAACTGAATTGTAATCCACACAGTATCGAGAACTGGCGTAGCGCAAACAAGCGTAAAGACGGCTCAAAGCCGACGCTCGAAGAAGCATATGAACATTTCAAAGGAGCACCAAAGCGCGGCCTCGGCAAGCAGCCAAAGAAGCACACCGTAAACGGCAAGATGATGACTGTCCGTGAAGCAGCGGATAAGTACGGAACGACAGAGAACGCACTACGCGCAACAATGAGCAAATTCAAGTGCACGCTGAATGCCGCCGTGAAGCATTTGGATGAGAGAAGAAAGCGTAGAGCACTCCAGGAGATCATGCAAGTGTTGAAGGGCACATAAATACGAGGAGGGATAGCATGGCAAAGCTGTTAAACCCATACGACTTGATAGAGCACCCGAAGAACACGCCGATGTATATAGAAATCCGGGACATGGACAATATCTCTTTTCATGTGGCGTGGAGCTACGACGAGAAGTATCACACGGTCGGCATCCTCGGCAGCAGAATCGGCTATGGCATCGACGAATGGAATAAGAACTGGCGGGCGTGGGACGCTATGCCTACGAAAAAAGAAAGGATGGCGAAACGGTGGATGGGCTGAAGAAGAGGTATAAACGTGGTGAAGCCTGTCGCGCTGCCATCCTTGATTATATCCGGCGGTACACAATGGAGCACAGGGAATCACCGTCATATCGTGAGATCGGCACCGCAATAGGGAGGTCACAACGCACAGTCAATTACCATCTGCAAATACTCGAAAAAGATGGCATTGTCGCCTATGAGGACAGCAGGATTCGCACCGTATACATAGTGGGTGATCATGAATGATTTACGGATATGTGCGCGTGTCTACGCGCGATCAGAACGAAGCCCGGCAGATGATTGCTATGGAGGAACAGGGCATAGACCGGAAGCAGATATACCTTGATAAGCAAAGCGGCAAGGATTTTGACAGGCCACAGTATAAGAAGCTGATTCGCAAGCTTCGCTCCGGCGATGTGCTGGTAATCAAGAGTATCGACCGCCTCGGGAGGAACTACGACGAAATCCTGGAACAGTGGCGGCTGATCGTAAAGGATAAGGACTGCGATATCAAGGTGCTGGATATGCCGCTGCTGGACACCACGCAGAAGAACGCCAACGGCCTCATGGGAAAGGTTATCGCGGACATCGTCCTCCAGCTCCTATCCTACGTTGCCCAGACAGAGCGCGAGTTCACAAAGCAGCGACAGGCTGAAGGTATCGCGGCTGCAAAGGCGAGAGGACAGCGCTTCGGGCCGGTTCCGAAGATCGAAACGATCCCGCAATTTCGTGAGTATATTCGCCGGTATAAAGCTGGAGAGTTGTCACTGCGCCAATGCGGTAAGGCTCTTGGTATATCGCATACCACATTCATGAGATGGGCGCATGAGGAGGAACCGCGATGAAGATAGTTGAGTACACTGGCAATAGCGAAGACCGCAGACGCGCCTGTATCAACTGTGGCCGTCGTGACCTGTGGGGCGCTGGCAGCAGATGCGGGTATGATGGGCACTATATCGGATATGTGAAAGAATGGACAGATTGGTGCCGCCATTGGTGTAAAGACAAACGCAAGCCGGGAGAGATCGGCGTATACGACATGGAGGTGGAGTAAATGGCACTTATTGAGCGCGAGGTTCTTATTGACAGGCTGAGCAAGATACCGGGCTACAAGGATGAGGATTGTGAAACCCTGATACCGCTGCGCGAGGTCAAGAAGCTTGTCGGGCTGATACCAACCGTGGAGGCTGAGCCCGTCGCAAAGGAGCGGTGGCACTACTATACCAACGATGAGGGCAAGGCCAGGTGGCGCTGTACGCGCTGTGGGAAGATTTGCAGACGCGACCCGAACGACAAGAAGTGGTGCTCCGGCTGCGGGTCGAAAATGACGAAGGAGGCGTAATATGGATGACCTGATTTCGAGGGCGGCGGTTAAAAGCGCGTTTATCGAATATAGGGACAAAATGAAAGTGCTTACGCCATTTGAGATAAACCGTCTTGTAGATTTGTTCGCCATCATAAAAGATTTGGAAGCCGTGGATGCTCTGCCGGTGGTGCGGTGTAAGGATTGCAAGCATCGTTATTTTGCAGATAATCGTGTTCTATCAGAGCAAACCTGGGTCTGTGAAAAGGATGGACTTGAGAAACGGCCTGATTGGTATTGCGCGGACGGTGAACGGAGGGATGAATATGTTGACGGTACAACTCGGTGATACTATCGGTCTGATCAATAAGGTGCTCTTCAACATGAAGGACAATAGGCAGAACTACTGGAAGCTGTCAGAAGGCAAGGTGAAGTCCATCACGCTCAACCGCAAAGGACGCCGAGTAAAGGCTGATCACTTCTATACGCTCGACGCGGATGAGATTGAGAGCAATACGAAGTGGATGCTTGAGACAAAGCGTCTGATACTGACTTGCGAGCCGTTCATTCTGACGGATGTATTGCGTAAGCGCGTAGAGGGTTGGATTGAACGAGAGAATGAAAAGGGGGAATAGGCTATGCCGCAAAGTTTAGCACGGCTGATTGATGCAAACGCGCTGCACGATACGGTGGAATGGCATGTCACATCCGTTTCGGTTTGCATGACGGCAGAACAGGCGAAGGGACAGACAGATTTCAAACGACGGTGCTTGGAGGACATCGACAACGCACCAACCATCAACGCGATACCAGTTGAATGGCTGAAAGCACAGAACACTTCGACGGAGTATTACAAGACGGTGCAGGGACAGGCGGTGGAGTTGGTGCTTGAACTGTGGCAGAAGGAACAGGAGGCGAGATGAGATGATATCTACAGGGATTGATATATCATATAGCAAAATGCTGATTGCCATGCCTGGCGGAACAGAATTTGCACCCGTAAGCATCAGCGATATAAATGTGATTTCAGACGAAACGCTGTTCCCAGACAATATCGCCATTGACAGGATAAACACAGACCATGAAATAACGGGGACCTTCACGATGCCGCCATATACACGCAAGCGGCTGATGCGGATTCTGTACAGATGGAAATCCAGGGGTCATATACGCTATAGGGTGTTGCACAGATTATGGGAACAGGAGGCGAGATGATGCCAGAAGCAATGTGGACGGCGATTGCAATTTCGCTGTCGTTTATCGGTATTGCAATAGCGGTGCTTGTTATTGTACTTGGTCTGACGCTGATAAAGAAGAAATGGCCTGACGTGTGGGAATAGGAGGCGAGATAATGGCTGAGTTTCAGGAAGTGATGAAGCAAGCGCAAAGAATGTGCGAACACCGGAAGAATAAAGCATTGCCATGCTGTGATTGTGATGCTTTTCATATATGCCAATGGTCGTTAAATTGTGTTGGGCTTGATACATTGGTCGCAGATGCTGATTCTGTTATGGCGTGGGCCGCAGAGCACCCGGAGCCAGTCTACCCTGAATGGTATACGTGGCTTGTAAGCATGGATGTTGTTCCGAAAAAGGTGCCGCCAGATGTCGCCTCTATGCTTGCGGATATAGGGTTGCTGAGACAAATCCCAGCCCATACAGCACAAAGGTTGGGAATTGAGCCGAAGGTGGTGGGATAATGGATGCAGCCATGAGTGATAGCCACGAAGTCAAGACAAAGAGGATGTCGGCCAGCGAGAGGGACACCATGCTCCGAATTGTAACGGCGCTGAACATTCTGCTCACTGAACCGGAGAAGCTCAAAGAGCGGATGAAGGACGTGCCGTACTACAGCCGCGACGTCGGCATGCTGAAGAAGAAAGCCTTGGACATCATTGACAAAATGACGGACACCATACCGCAAGAGCAGCTGTGGCAGTGGTACCGAGAGATAAAGACAGTCACGTATGTCGTTGGGATCCCCGGCGCCGCTTCTACGCACAACAACGACAAATTCGGTGTATGGCTCCCGAACAACCTCATCAACGCTCTGATGGACGGATGCAAGGAACAGTGCTTGATGTGTAACCTGAACAAAGCCCAGCGGAGGGCCTGTAGGCTCAAGAAGACCCTGGACGCCATTCCCAACAACGTCCATGACAAGATGGACGGCGACTGCCCATACTACGCCGAGATCTGACATAAGAAGGAGAGAACGACCGATGTACATAGTCAAAAAGGACGGATTATACCTGATGAACTACATCAACGCCGGTATCCATGAAATGGATTCTGACGGTGTATACAAGGATATGCTCACGGGGATTTACAGCCCGGATATCAAAGACGCCATGCTCATTGAAAGCAAGCTAATTGCTGAGAGATTGGGAGGCGAGATGATCAAAGTGAAGGAGGGCAAAAAGTAATGGCTTCACGACAAGAAATACTCGACAGCGCATTGAAGTGCGTGAACGGCGACAGAGATCAACAGTACGGTAAGCCGGAGGACAGTTTTTCGATCATCGCCAGATTCTGGACAGCCTATCTCAACAGCCCTGGCGTGACTATCGACCGAAAAGACGTGGCGGCAATGCTGGGGCTTCTCAAGATCGCTCGAATTGCCACCGGCGCACAGAAGGACGATAACTGGATCGACCTTGCCGGATATGCGGCCTGTGGCGGTGAGTGCCAGAGCGAAAAGCCTACCAACAACACAGCCAGGGCTTGACAAAAACGGTCAAAACGCGCATAACCGCATTTTTTAGGTATTTTTAGCTTGCTTGACGGTGGTGTTATACTATTATCGTGAAAAGTTGCGGCCGCGCGTAACTTCATAAACGCGCTGACGAAAGTCGGCGCTTTTTTCGTGCCAATTTTGGAGTAGATACTTTCATGGCAGTGTGTCTGCCAGTCTATGCGGGATCTCCATACCGTAACAGGAAGGACGGCCTACGGGCTACAGCGCCAGATTGCGCTCACTCTGCCGGGAACCTCGCAACCGCATAGCATTTTTTGCCAAGTCTAACCACAATTCGTCACATGCTCACTTTCAACAGAAAGGAGAGCGAGTCGGTCTGCGTCCTCCTCCTGGCGCAGAGAATCAGCTCGGTATGTCGCCACATATCGCTGCCTGATACCGACAGCGAAGGAGAGACGACGTGGACAAGAAGTATATCGAGATTGATATAGCCGACCTGGTACCATACGACAGAAACCCACGCAAGAATGACAATGCCGTGGACGCTGTCGCAGAGAGCTTTGACCAGTGCGGCTATATCACGCCAATCGTCATTGACGAGAACCGGTTGATTCTCGCCGGTGAAACTCGATGCAAGGCGCTGAAGAAGCGCGGCGTCACACGGGATAAGGTTTTACAGGTTTTCGGACTGACAGAAGAGCAGAAGAAGAAATATCGGCTGCTGGACAACAAAGTCGGTGAAATTGCCGAATGGGACTTGGAGCTTCTGGCGGGAGAGCTTGACGCCGTCGATTTCGACGGGTTTGACTTCGGCTTCGATGATCTCATGGCTGATATTGCTGACAGCGAAGGAGAGACGGGGCAGGCTGTAGAGGATGACTATGAGCCAGTACTCCCTGACGAGCCAATATCAAAGCGCGGCGACGTCTGGATTCTTGGACGCCATCGTCTGATATGCGGAGACAGCACCGATATCACGGATGTCTGCAAGCTGATGGGCGACAAGCTGGCAGACCTTCTCCTTACGGATCCTCCGTACAACGTGAACTACGAGGGCGGCACCGGCCTGACTATCCAGAACGACAACATGGAGGACGCCGCGTTTCGGCAGTTTCTCCGTGATGCCTTCAAGTGCGCTGACTCCGTGATGAAACCCGGAGCTGCATTTTATATCTGGCATGCTGATTCTGAAGGTTGGAACTTTCGCGGCGCTTGCCATGATATCGGCTGGCAAGTGCGTCAATGCCTGATATGGAACAAGAATGCGCTGGTACTGGGCCGTCAGGACTACCAGTGGAAGCATGAGCCATGCCTCTACGGTTGGAAGGACGGCGCGGCGCATACATGGCTGAATGATCGCAAGCAGACAACGGTC